ATACACTCATGGTAATTCCTTACGAAAGAGCAGAGGAGTTAACAACATAAACATTCGTACCGTCAGAGAAGTATGACAGGAGATATGTACCTGCTGCGCTAATAGTCGCTAGAGCAGTCGCTGAGACCTTCGTATTCGCATGAGCAGAGACTGTATATCCACCAGAGTTCACCAACAGAATAAACCCACTCTGACCAGCAGTGATGTTAGTAAAGGTCAGCGTAGCGGCTCCTGTTGGCGTAGCCTTGAAATTGTTTGTGACATTCATATCTAGCGACAGATCATTGTCCGTCGTTACCGTACCCCGCTGAGATGCAGTCCAGGTAAACGCTACAGGAGTGTTTGACAGAGCCTTAGAGCCGTTGGTAAACACAGGCTGGCTAGCAGTCAGCGCAGAGATAACGGGAGCGCTGGCAAAGCTCGTAGCGCCTAGAAAGGTCGCAGTTCCGGTGAACGACGAAGTAGAGGTCACATAGAGTGAGCCACCTACAGTTACATCATCACCGTCAGTACCTGTCTGGAACCGCTTGAGAGCCGCCATGATCTCACGGCCCATGTTGTTCATGGACGAAGGTGGGCATCCCTCCGCAATGTTTACACCATTGACATCGGTGTTATTCGCTGCTGAGGCGTCGTATTCGCTAATTTTTGCTCGTGTCACTTTACTCTCCTAAAAGTCCGGTTTGTGTTCCAGTTATGGTTCCAATTCTTCCACCGCCTCTAGCGGCTTCCTCTCTCAACAACTGATCTAGGCTCTGTAAGCGAAGCAAAGCCTGCCTCTGAGCGTTTGGATCGAGTGAGAATAGGGTAGATGACAAAGCCTCTGCCGTGGGTTGCCCTGGCCCTGTCATCGTGCGTAAGAGGTAATTCCTAGCAGTTCCAGTTACACCCTGACGCATTAGACTTGGCACAAGTTCTTCCTCGCCCTCAAGCTCTCGCTGGGCAAGTGTTCTACGCATTGTCTGAGAACCGCCCATCATTGTTGTGTCGGTCTCTCGAATTACCCTCTCTCTAACTAAACGAGCCTGAAGGTCTTCAAAAGCATCGGGGCCAATAAACGCTGCAAGCTGATCCCGCTTCTGTTTAGATGACCAGACCCTACGAAGGATGTCATGTCCGTCTGTGCCTTTGTCAATGGTCTCTCGGATGTTGTCATACACACCGATTCGGAATCCTTCTTGTTCGGCAGGGGACAGATCATCGTAAGTCTTGCGAAGCTGGCGAGGGTCTACCTTAGTGAACTTCTGGCCCTGCTCGATAGCATCGTAAATTTCCATTGGGCCAGCAAACGCTCTACGAGCTTCCTTGTAAGATGCAGGGCCAACCTCATCAATCACATTGACAAACTCTCTCCTACGCTCCTTGAGTTTGCCCATCTCAGTTTTGCCAATTCCTGATGTTGGGGCTTTACCCAAAAATAGAACATCGTCAAGACCTCGCTTGATGTAATCAAGAGTCATAAGGTCAAAGCCGCCAAGATCACCCATTTTCTTAGGGTCTGGAGGCAGTTCAATCCCATCAAGTGCAGCAAGCCTACGAGCAGTCTTGTAAGCATCTTGAAACTGCGGAATCTTCATAAACTTGTTAATGCGAGGGTCATCAATAACGCCACCCTCTCGGTAAGCTCGTTTATAAAGAGGATCAGCTTGAGCATCAGCGGTTTTAATTAAATTATCAGCAAGGTCAAACGCATCTGCGTTAACTTGCAATGCCTCTCGGAAGTCTTGGGTGATCCGTTGAGGCGCACCGCCAATTCGTTCCTCTGCAAGACCACGAGCAGCTTGAGCAGCGCCAGGGTACTGAGCCACAACATCGGCAAGCCTACGGGTGTTTTCTCCACCCAACTCGATGATGGTTTCTGGCTTATAGTTGGACTGCCTGATCTGATTAAGGCGATTCAGAGCATCTTGAAGGTCAATGCCATCTCGCTGCAATGCCTGAAGGAGTTTGACATCTGCTCGTTGTGCAAAATCGGTCGGAGTTTCCTTACCGAATAACCGCTTACCGGCCTGCACAACAGGCTCTGCAACCTTCCCACCAACCTTGGCAGCAGTCATACCCATCGGGCCAAAAGCAGCGCCCAACTGACCGCTTTCTTGAGCGCCCTGAAACCTACCTCTAGGTTGAGCTTCACCAGCACCCGTTACCGCACCTGATACGCCACCAGTAACAGAAGCGCCCGTTAAGCCAGCAATCGTTGGAGAAATTTTAGCCAACTGAGGGATGTTTTGTACTGCACGAACTGCACCCAGTCCACCGAGCAACATCTGAGGGGCGGAGCCAATAATCTTTCCACCAATTACCTCGGTCGCAGGCGCTCCCATCTCGTATTCTTGTTGTGCGCCTTGGATGGCTGCCAAATTCTGCTCATAGCTTCCTTTGCCAATAAGTGCTTTAATCCCAGCCTCGGCCTCATCAGACCATCCAAATGTCAAACCTTGAAGGGTATTTTTAAACGGGCCAAAGTCAGCAATAACGCCTTTAGACTTGTTGTAATTTTCTACTGCCTTAGCAAACGAGTCTGTTGTGTAACCCTCAGACCGCAGATAAGTCAAAGTCTCATCTTTGTTGGCTCCAAGTTCAGCCATGCGACTCATGTTCCGCAGAACAAGTTCTAACTTTGGCGTGCCTCTAACAGAAGTAGATTTTGGCAAGTTTGGTTGAAGCAATTTTGTGAATTCTTCTTGCGTAATTGCCATATTTATTACTCCAGTCCGAATTTTTTCTTGATTTCATCGGCAGTTGAAGATAGTTTGCCTTTTTTGGTCTCAGATATTTTAACTTTAGGCAACTCAGGCATCTTAAAGACTGGGCCTGCGTTAATTATCATTGCTCTGGTCGTTGCGTTTCTAGCGTCTTTCTTTGCTTGGATGGTGTCTGGATCATCACCAGGGAGAGGGAAGTAAGTTTCATACTCTTTTTCCATCTCGTCTACACCAATCGCAGCACCTGACTCTTTACGCAAGTTGGCACGAATCCAGTTCATAGCTGCCTGCTTGTAACGCTGCTGATTAGTGTCTGCAAACTGGCGTTCTAAGTATCCGCCAACAAAAGGAACACCGCCTGCAATAGAAGTTGTGGTGGTTGGCAATCCAACACCTGCACCTTCAAGTGTATTAAGAATGTTTTGAGACCTGACCATACGATCAGCAAAACCAGCAGACAACTTCTGCCCTTCTGTTCCTTCTAGCCTCTTTGTCTCACGCTCTTGCGCTGCTGACGACTGTCTTTCTTCACGCTCTTGTCTAGCAATAAAATCTCTCTGTTGACGCTCAAGTTTGGCAAGACGATCCCGCTCTGCCCTGTCTAGGCGATCACGCTCATCTCGATCTTTGCGCTCTTGAGCAGATTCCGTCCTAGAGATAAAAGCATCCTCCATGCGCTGAAGATCAAGAATCCTTTGGTTTGCCTGCTCCTCAGTCAGAACACCCTGCTCAAAACTCTTTGTGTACTGTTCTGCAAGTTGCTTAACACCTGGGCTAGTTGCCAAAGTAAACGGCTTGAATGGGTTCTCCATCTCCATACCAGGTTGACGGAAAAGCCCAGCACGACGAGCAGCAGTCTGCGACTCAGCCATGTTCTTGATAATGTCGTACGCACCAAGGTTTTGTAACTCAGGAATACGCTGCTCCATCGGGAGTTGCATCGCTGCTTGAATCTTGGACTGACGCTGCTTCATCATCTCTTGCTCTTGACGCTTGGCAAGAAGGTCTTGCAGTTGAGTACGCCTCAGAATCCCCTGTAGCGTCTCGTCAAATGCTCGTTGTTGTCCCTGCATGTAAGCAGGTGCAGCCATGCCTAGCCCCTGTAAGGTGCTAACACGACGACCACCGCCACCCTGACCAGCTTGCATGAGTGCGCTGCCAAGAGACAGAAGCCCTTGTACACGAGCGTCTCTTTCTGTTTGCTGGCGTTGCTCTGGGGTCAACAGACCCAACTGCGACAATAGTTCTAGTTCATCCATTACAGAAGCCCTCTACGATATGGTTCAGCGGTAGGCAGAAGACCTGCCTTGCCTTGTAACAAACCTAATAGACTTGAGTAGTCAACGCCACGAGGTTGTGATGCTCCACCCTCAGATACAAGTCCAGCTTGTTGTTGCACAGTCTTTGGCGTAAAAGATTCAGCAAGTCTGCCAACATCCTTTAGCGTCTCACTTAAATTAAACGGAATGTCAGTGCTTGAGATGCCTGCATTAACACCACCCTGAATGAGTGGGTTGATGCCGATGCTCGAAAGATATGACTGGAAAGACCCAGGAACAGGGGTAGCACCAGCAGTCTTTAATCCCTCTTGAGTCAGGAACTCTTGGAATGATCCAGGCGCATAAGACGCACCGCCAACAGGAACATCTCCAGCAGGTGTCTCTGGTGTGGTGAACCCTTCTAAACCAATGGCCTCTGTGATGGAGGGCAAGAGGGCCTGACCTGCCAAGTACATTGCAACCGCTTTGACCGCAGTTCCACCATACTTTTGCAGGTCACTTAGGTCATTCTTAGCCATGTTCCAAGTGCCGATGACATTACCCTCTGCGTCAACGGCCTCAAATGGCTTGAAAATACCGCTATCGTTATAAACACCTTTTTTACCCTGATACCACTCACCTAATGGCTTTGCAATAAAGGCTGTATTTTGTGGCCCTTGCCCTACCGAATACTCAGAAGTGCTGAGTAGCTCTACTTCCTCTCCGGTTTTTGCATCTGTTCCAAAGTATCGAGTAGGAACATATGCTTCATCAGAACTCAGTAGAGTCTCTGGCGTTCCTGGTACAACCCGAATGTTGGTGTACTTAGCCATTATCCGAATGTCCCTGTAAACCAGTTGTAGACACGATTAGTGGTGTCTGGGAATAACTTTGCGGCAGTACCTGCGATATTTATCGCTGCGCCTGCGTTCTGCAAGAATGAGTTGCTTTGTTGTTCAGGCGCTCCAGTCAGCCTTCCAAGAGGACTTCCGTAGATGCTCGACAGATACCCACTGAGTTGCTGATAAGGCAACTGCTGCTGGTATTGGAAGCGCTGCATGGACTCTTGCAGAGGTTGAGCCGCAATCGCTTCCCTCTGTGCGCCAACCTGTGCGAGTTGCTGGATCGGCATGAATTGAGTCTGGTAGAACTGAGGAGCCATTGCGCCAAACTGAGCCAACTGAGGAATAGCAGCCTGTTGGTATGCCCTCTCTTGTTGGAACTGCTGGCCTGCGATGTTTGAAGTGATGTCACCTGCTGCACGAGTAAACGCTTCTGTTGCGCCAGAGGTTGCCCTCTCCATTGCACCAGAGCCATAACGCCCAGCCTGCGAGAACTGAGAGGAAATCCCAGGAATGACTTGCTCGGTGAACTGCTTTTGTAGCGGACGCAAGGCAGCGCTTAGTTGAGCCTGAAGATAAGGCGACTCCTTTACATACTCGCCTGCTGCGACCTTCGTAGCCTCGCCCATAGCCTTTTGGAAGGCAGTCTGACCTTCTTCGAGGATAGGCGCACGATTGGCGAGTTGCTCTGCCCGTGAGAGCGCAGTCAATGTCTGCTGACTTGGGGAGACATACATCTGCTCTGGGTAGAGTTGCGGAGCCTGACCCTGCAAGAATAGTTGCCTTGCTCGACCAAGTGCCTCACTCAGATACGGGGCAATAGTGGGGTCAATCCTAGACTCACCAGCGTTAGCGGCAAGACCTGCGGTAGCGCCAGGAGCATCTTGACCCTTTGCGCCTGCTCGGAAAGCTGCAATCTCCTCTGGGTCAATTCCAGGTGTAGCTCCACCCTTGAATTGATTCATCCAGAATTTGAGACCCTCTTGGTCAGGATCACGCAAGAAGTATTGCTGGTACAGGTTTCTTACATCTTGCTCGGTGAATCCTGGCTGAGTAGTCCCCCCTGTGGTTCCTCCATCTGTGGTTTCACCGCCAGTTCTAATGGTCTCACCAGCAGCCCTTGCGCCAGCCAAGAAACGATTGATCTCGTCTTGAGAGATGTTCCCGTCAGAGGCAAACTCCCTGCGGTAGAAATCAAGTCCAGCAGGGTCAGCAGAGCGACCAAGATAGGTTTGGTACAGGTTCTCGATGTCACCCGTAGACAACAATCCTTCACCACCTTGAGCAGCCCGTTGCTTGAGAGCTTCTGCCGCTTGAGTGTTCACTTGGTTCACATCGAACCCAGCGACACCAGCAAGGAATCGGTCAATTTCAGAAGGCTCAATCGTAGGCCCAAACTCACGGGTATAAAACTCTCGACCAGAAGGATCAGGCGCACGCCCTAGAACCTGTTGGTATAGATCATTAAGTGTCACAGCCATGTTGTCATCCTATAAGAATGTAAGCGTAAGTCTTGTCTGCCGTTGCGTTGGCATAGTGACTTATGGTTGCCTGCCCATTCTGTTGAGCAGATACATAAACATTTGAGTAAGCCAAAGGCGCAATAAACTGAACTTTAATCGTTGCCGCAGGGATTGCAGGTCGAGGCACTGTCCCATCAGCAGCGAAGTGTTCCAGAGTCACGGTTGTGTTACTTACCGCACCCGCTACCTCAATGTAGTCACCAGCCGCTAAAGTCAGCACATACAGACCAACCCCGACCACATGAGAAGGGTCGCCTGTGCTTTTACGAGCAGGCAAGAAGAATCTTCGTCCGGTGTTCGCAACATCACTGCCGTTCTTCTTCACCCACACATCTGCGTACTCACCGTCGTTATTTGAGTTTTGCAGTTGTAGCGAATAATCGATCTGATAAGTTCCAGCGTTCCTCACATTTATTCGTGAGGTGTTGCTGAGATAAACCCCGTTGGACTCCTCAGTGACATCCCACGACACAAGGGCAGTCGTTCCCGCACCTGGAGCAGTCTGGTCGGTGTCGTTTCTGAATTCACCATAAGGCGCAGCGTCTGTAAAAGCAGCACTTGAAAAAGGAATCAGGACAATCTTTGTATCCGGTGAGATACGCTCGTCAAATAGTGTGGTGGATGTGGCATTGCCAGTCGCCAGGGTGATAGTCCCTGTATTGTTGGTCTTGCCATTCATGATCCCGTTGACAATCTCGGCAACTACACGAGGGTCTTGTCCGAAGGGAGGTAGAACTCGGAACATTATCGAGTCCCAGCAGGGTTGAGGTCTACATCCACCGCAATCGCTGATGACCAGTTATCTCCGGTGGGAGTGACCCGTAGACGATGATACTTGCCAACTGACCGCAAGCCAACCCTGTTATCAGAATTAGCTGCCACAGATGTTCCAAATGTAGGTGTATCAGAGAGTAAGAGACGACTAGCAATCGCCACACTCGCACTGCCATTGTCTACAACAGGACGGGCAAGGTTCACCATCGAAGTGATGCCATCACCAAAGTCAGGGGTCTCAATCAGTCCCGTCTTGGCTGGGCCAGAAAATGTAATAATTTTAGCCGCTGAGACTCCAGCCAGAGATAGCTTGCCACCAAGCCACACACGACTGTCAAGCGAAGTGTTAAGAGCATCAATCGAAGCCGAATAATTATCCAGACCTTCAAGAGTTGCAGACGGAGTTGACGAGCTTGCCACTCTTGAGACCGTTGAATCAGCATAAGACCACCGCTTAGTAACTGTGTGGTAGATCAAAAGACGATACTGGTTGTCCAGAGTTGGGTAGCCCCACACAATCAGGTTACGCTCTGGGTCAACCGCAGATGACATGTTGTTGATGCTTGAGTCAATCACAGTACTGAAGAAGTACCGATTGACCTTCTCACCACCGATGTTCTCGATCTGCTGCCCGTTGCACGAATAGAATCCGTCAGCAGCCAACCAGTAAGTGATGCCCTGCCATTGAATAACAGAGTTAGGCTCGTAGCACCCAAGGTTGCGTGAGATGTTGTCAAACTGGAACACCAGAGGAGTTCCTACATACGACATTCGCAGAATTGAACTCTCAAGCAAAACAAGCCCAAACTCGCCACCCGTAACACCCTGAATATCACCACCGTCAGGAAGGTCTTGGAAGTCTGCCTGCGTAACTGCTGAACTTGTCCAAGTGTTCGGGTTGTTAATCCCAGACCACTGCACTCGATTTCCGAGACTCGGTTGGTTGCCACTCACAACAAAGTCTCGCACCACCGTCACGAACTTCGCAACAGGCGCTCCACTCAAAACCTGAAAGTTGCCAACAGATGTGAGGTCGTAATACTGAAGCGTATTCGGGGAGCCAGCAGCAATCAGATAGTTACCAAACTGCGTAAAGCGCCAGCGATCTGTCGTTGTGTAGGTAGTCGCAGATACATTGTCTAAACTCAGGTCAGACGAATCCAACAGAAAGAGTTTCGTAGACCCAGCACCGAATACCTTGGTCGCACCGTCGGGGGTCTTAGCAGCCACCACATTGTTAAGATTTTCGGTTGCAGACTGTGAGTAATCTTCCTCAGTCGGAAATGGCCCATAGCCTGCCGCACGAGGATAGACATTCTTCGCAGTCACCAACGCCCCAACAACTCCAGGCTGGTCAGGAAGCCACTCAGTAAATGTTATCCGACTTGTTGCCATGAATTGCTTCCAGAGCTAACTGTTGTCCATGTGTCAGACCCCATACTAATCGGAGTCCATGTATTCGCTTCTGAGGGAGTCAAGTTCCACTCCTCTCCGTAAATGTAGGCACTTGCGTTTAATGTACCTACAAGTACAAATGATCCTGTAGCGCCTAGCACTACATTCGCAGTAGCAGCTAGAGTACCCGTTCCCGAGAAGTCTGCCTCGGCGCTGAACTCCACACCCGCTAGCGCAGTAAGCGTTCCCGTTCCGGTGATCGACCCTGCTACCTCACGGACTCGTAGCGCACTTGCACTCAGCGCACCAGAACCCGTTATAAAGCCCTCTACTGGCCTCTCTCGGTAAGCACTAGCATCTAGTGTCCCAGAGGCTACAATCGCCCCGTCTACCTCTCTAATCCGCACTACTGAGGATGTCAGAGTTCCGGTTCCGCTTACCGCACCAGCACCCAGAATAATGCAGGTTGTTTCCGACTCCCAGATAGTGTCATCCAGTGAAAACGCTAGGGTGTCAATGTTGCCAAATTGATCTAGTAACTCAAGTGTGAATGGCCCACAAACCCCGTCATCAGTCCAGTTATTGTCAAGACTAAAGGGAAGGGAATCGAGCGAGCCAAACTGGTCTAGCTGCTCTAGTGTCAGTGCCATTAGTCAAGGGTTGCAGTCAGGCTACCCGAAGCAATCTTCAGGACATCACCTGTTTCAATGGTTTTAGAAGTCGTCAGGGCAGTATGCATAAGCAGGTTGCCAGAGGTGATCGCATCAAACAGACCAATGTGCGTGATCGTTCCCCAGTTGCCCGTTGCTTGGTCAAACTGCACATCTGCGCTGGAGGTCACGATGCCACCAGAAGCAGTAGTCACGCTCAGAGTCTTGCGAGCATAAGACCCACCAGAGATTTCAGTAGCAGAACCGGAGTCTCCAGGGTCACCCGTGAACAAGCCAACATAGACCGTCGTGGGGGATGTGTAGCTCACATTTTTAAGGATGTGATCGAGAAGTTTGTTCTCAAGATAGTTTGATAGTTCAGCCATGATTACCTCGAAGCGACACGAATTTCTAAGGGAACGCCAGAATACTCGGCATTATCGTCTGCATCTGACAGTGTGATGATTGCTTTTTCATACATTGAAGACCATACAGGCATACGAGCGTCATTCATTAGATAAGGCTCGGCCTCTAGGAGACTTGCATACAATAGGGCATCAGGCGCATTTGCCATGAACGCATTGGATTGATTTGAATCACTCAGTGCATCTGGCTTTGCGTAGTAAAGCATCTCAAGTGTGTACGCAGTATCGGGGTACGGAGCCAGAACCAATTCGTTAGCCCGTAGCGTGTAGAACTGAGATTTGCCAGTTTCGTCTGCACGAGAGTTACGAGAGAACGCAGCAGGCGACATATACGACAAAACCTGCCGAGGAGAACCTTGAATGAACAGGTCTCGCATCTCAATGAAATCGGTGGGGAGTCCGACAGTCCGGTCAGCAGCAGTCGTGCTTGCGGTTACTGTCTTTAGCATCTGGCGTATGCGGAGCGTCCGGTTAAGACGCAACTCCGCAAGCGAGATGAAATCAGGAATTGCGCTTGTTAGATCGCTTCTTCCCAGGTAGTTTGCTACGCTGGTCTTCAGGTCGTTGTAGCTTGTCAGTGCCATCTATATCTGCCCATGAATATGTGTACGAACCCACATGACCAATCATGTTGCTCAGCGCATGGTCACAGTAAGTATTAAACCCAGCGTCATAAGCCTGTACACAGAAGTGGACATCCTCGCCCATGATCTTCTTTCCAGGCAGTTCGTAGAACCAAAACCAAGGCTCGGGTGTCTTCTTGAACACTTCAGCCTTCACTAACATCACACCGCAACCAATCGCAGTTACCTGCTCGATCTCGGTCTTGTCTTTACTGTCAACCGGAAGCCACTCGTTAGTCTGGGCCTCAAAGTCAATCTTCAGATTCTTAGCAGTCGGTCTGACTGGCTCGCTTCTCGTTGTGGCGTTCACACCTACAATCGGAAGGTCTAGCCCCATCAAACGCTCAATTGTGTCCTTCGGGAACCTCATGTCTGCATCAATGAACAGAATGTAGTCGCATCCCTCGTCCAGAGCAGTCTTCACTAGGTTATTGCGCTGGTCGAATATCAGCGTCCCGTTGACTGTATAAATCGCTAGAGTACCGTCCCTGTGCCTTGCGTCATATGCACACATCACCGCAAGGTCAAAGGCCGTACCTATCTCCATCTGGCCCCTACTGGGGATGCAGATGCCTACTTTCATTAGACTCTCCCTGGTCGAACTCTGAAGTGGCGGTTCTCAGGATCGTTGAGGAAAGCCTTCATAGCCTTCTGGTCAACAATGTGGAACCCTCGGCATATCCCTCGCTTGTTCAGTTCTTGGAACACCGCAAGAGGAATACTCGCAATCCTTGTCCAACCATCACCCCAACGAGCTTTCTCGTCGGTCTGGTTATACAAGGCTTTGTTCTGTTCGATTAGGGCAGATGTGTCCTGTTGCGTCTCCACCACGAAGGTGTCTGCATCAGGCATGTGTGCGATTTGCGTCATTCCCGTCAAGGGGTCATGACTCAGTATTTTCTTCATACAACCTCAAGAAAAAAGTGGGGGCAGTTGCCCACCCCCACTCTACCACAACTACTTAGGATGCAACAAGGTCAGCAACCAGACCATGAGCAGCTTCGTTACGGACTTCGAGGGTCAACTCAGCGATGATCTGAGTCTTCTCGGAGTCACCCGTACGGGCAAGCTCGTTCGTCTGGAAGGGACGCAGGTAAGCGAGAGCAGCGTACTCAGGATCAAGCACGAATGCGTCACGGCTACGCATAAAGCGATCAGGAACGATCTGGAGAACACCGAAATCGCTCTGATACAGGTCAGCGCCAGCCAGAATGGTGATCTCACCACCGGTGTTGCTGTTGTAACGGTGCTGCGACAGGCCGGTGAAGCCAGAGACAACCTGCTTGAGTGCGGGAGGCACAACCAGCAGGGAAGGCGTACCGCCCTCGGTGAAGACCTTCTGCACAACATCCTTGAGCATGGACTCTTGGAAGGTGCGGGTCGTAGCAGAGTCAGAACGAACATCCGAGCCATCACCCGTGGGGTTCGTACCAGCAGACTGCTTGTTCACATTGGTGGTGATCCAAGACAGGAGCGAGCCGAGCTTGCGAGTGCCGGTCGAACCAGCGTCTTTAGCCTGGTTCGTGGTAACGATTGCCTCGATGTCACGCTTCAGTTCAGCAGAAGCCTTGGCAAGCTGATAAGCCTTCTCAGACTTGCGGCCTGCTTTGTCAACAGACTCAAGGGTTCCAGAAATCTGAATGGTCTTCTGGACGATCTGAGTGTAGTTGCCAATGCGAACCGTGGGGGTCAGCGTAGCAGCAGTCGCATCTGCACCTTCAGCAGCGTAGTTAACCGTGGTAGCAGCAGCGAGAGAATCTTTCTGCCACTCGTGGTTGACTGCGGTTGCCTTGGTCTTGCCGATGGACGACATGATGGGCGTGTCTTGGGGAGAGATGTCATAGATGACATCAGCGAGGTCTTCACGAAGACCCTTGGCAGCGTTAGCGCCGAATGTACCGAATGTAGGCATTTTTACTTCCTTTCAATTAGAGAAATGATTCAAAGAGTCGGGCAGCGTCTTTAACCTTGCCCGTTTTCCTTACTTGTTGCTTAAGTTTCTTCGACTGCTCGGTTTGACGAGTCTCTGGTGTCGAAGTACCAGGTTTCAGCATCCGAGGGGCTTGAGTCACTTTCTTGGTAGCGTCAATCTTGCCCTTCATCAGCTTGTCGTACTGTGCCGCCTTGTAAAGCGCAGTCACCGCCCGAGAATCGTAGACCTGACTGAGTTCTTGATCTGAGAACCCGACAGACTTTGCATATTCACGAATCTCTTTCTTGATGATCTCGCCCTTTACTTCATCCTGCCATTCGGGGATTGCCTCTCGCAGCTTTGCGGCCTCGGTAGCCAGATGCGCTTTAAGACGCTCTGCCTGCTCTGACTGCTGCTGCTGGGCCAACCTTGCCCGTTCTTGCTGGACTGCGGCTAACTGTTTCTGTCTCTCAGTCTGCTCGGCAACCGCTACGGCATAGCCAATGGGATCGGTTTCCTTTAACTGAGATAGGTCAGGCTCCGGTTGCTGGAGCATTTGCTCAATGATGGAAAGGCGTTGAGCGTATTGGTCACGGAGTCTTGCGGCCTCCTCAATCTTGGCCTGCTGCGCCTCTACTGCCTTGCGCTGCTCCGCTACCTCTTGAGTCTTTTTCGTGTAATCAGATGTACGAGAATAACCCTTGATAAGCTCATCTAAAGGAACCTCGACTTCCTCCTTGCCTACCTTGACACGATAGGTGGGGGTCGTTTCCTCTGGCTCGTCATAGTCATCTTCGTGGAGGTCTTCCTGCACCTCCTCATGCTCGATTGCTTCGTCAATAATCTCAGAAGGCTCTGGTTGGGCTTGCGCCTCCTCGCCGTCCATCATACCGAGAAACTGTCCAGCAGCGTCTGACACGCTTAATGCACTCCCTTGCGGGTTGGTGTTTTCCATCTAAGACTCCTGTTAAAAAATCTTGAAGCGTTTCTTCTCTATCGCTCGTTTGTCTGCAATAGATTGGATTGACGCAATGAACTCCTCGATAGCCCTGTGCTTGATTAGCGCCCTCTCTCGAAGGTCTACATCAGTCTCAGAACTATTCAATATGGTGGAAATATACCCCTGTTGTTGTTTTTCTACAACAGAGGTAAAAAACTCGTCATTCAAGAGCGTTGAGGCACGCTCGGGCCAATTATCAATATTCACCAGGGATTTCGATGTTTCCGGTTATCTCTGAGCCAACCTTTGCCGCTTTGAGTTGGGCCTCTGCTTGGAACTCCGCAGTCTTGAGTTGCAGGCTTGCGGCTGCTTTCTCTCTTGCCAACTGAATCTCAGCCATTGCCTTCTCACGAGCCAGTTGAATCTCTGCCTGCGCTTTTGCTTGGTCGATCTGAATGTCTGACTGGGCTTTGGCCTGTGCCGCTTGCAGTTGCATCTGCATCTGCTGCTGCAACATCATCATCTGGGGATCGGGCTGCCCCTGCGTCTGAGCCATCGCCTGCTCTGCTTCGGGAGGGATTTCACGGAAGAACTCAGTGGAATCCTTAAATCCAGCGCTTTCGATGAATCTGCCAAGCGTGGCTCGATATTGTGCGATTCCAACCAAAGCCTGACCAATGCCGCCCTGTCCAAGTAGCTGCTCCTGTTTCTGTAGCACCATTGCAAGCATAGCCATTTGTTCCTGGCGATTACCAGTCCCCAGACCAACATTCACAGTAACATCATATGAACTGTCCCACTCACGGGGGTCGATGGAGACATACTTGCCACGGAGCCGGACGACTCTCGGCTTGTCTTGGTATTTACAGAGAAGGTGCAGAATCTTCTTGAACATGTCCCGCACACCGCCCTCAGCGAACATCCGAGCCATTAGCTCAACCTTGCTTGCAGCAGCGTTTTGCATTGCCGCTACCGCAGTCGCAGTCGTGTTCTGAAGGATGTTGGGGTCTAGCCCTTGTGAGGCCATGCTGACCCCTGTCCGCTTCTCCTGAATCTGATCGAGATACTGGAGCATCGGGAACGACTGAGCCGCTACAGGAGGGATAGAAAGCTGCCCAATAGCCGCTGGATTCTTCACCCTTACCACACCACCCACTGCTTGCGTCAGGAGGTCGTCAAGGTTCACTTGGCCCTCTACTGCCGTCACACGAGGTGTGTTGGTCAGGTACAGGTTGTCGAGAATCTGGCGGGTGATCGTAGACTTAATAAGCTGCAAGTCCATCGTCCGGTCAGCCAGAGAGTGTCCAAAGAACTTGTGAGGCATCGGGATCGGGCAGACAGAGGCAAACGGCACATAGTCGATCTCTTCGTCCTCCAATACTTCCATGCCTGCGTAGACAATCCTGCGGAGTTCAGCAATCCCGTCCTTGTCCTCGTCGATGCGGATATAGCACTCGTACACCTCAATCTCTTGCATCGAGTGGTCAAGGCTCTGACGGTCTAGCGGTTGCTCGCCCTGCGTATATCGAGCCACCTTCTCAGGCGTGAACTCCAAATCTTCGTAAGTAGCGAGGTCGTTAACCACATCCTCTGGGTAGCCCATCGCCACAAGGTCGGAACGAGTCACGAGCTTGCGGTGAGCGCAGAACGGAGTAGAGCCAATGTCTCGTGCCTTCTTGGAGATAATGAACTCCTCTGGCGGCACATTCTCAATAACGACTCGGCCTTTACGGTCGATCTTCTTGATCTTCACATTGTAGACAAATACAGGCTGCATGACCGGCTCTGGTAGTTGTCCAGTTTGCTGCGCCATCATCATCTGCTCGGGAGTCGGTGGGACTGGTTGCTCGCCTACCTGAATCTCCTCTTGCTCTACGACCTCGTACTGCTCGTCGGACAGAAGAATGGTTAGTTCTTCTTGCGTCAGGTTCTCGTAGGACTCGGTGTTGACCTCTTCTTTCTCGTCCCAGTAAACCTTGAGGATGCCGTTCTTCTGAAGCAGCGCATCCTTGAACCAAGTGTGCATGATCGTCACACCAGGGTTATCCCTGTAGAACACCCAGTTACAGTATTCAGTCGCCTGCTTTGCCTTTTCCTCGTCGCCTGGGCCAGAAGGCTCAAAGCGCACCGCCTCATCTGACTGCGTGAAGACTCTCAGGATGGCAGGCAAAGCCCCGTCAATGGCCTCTGCGACCTCTCCAGTGACGATAGTGGAGCGACCTTCAACCTCGTTGCCAAATCCTTCTCGGTTGTAATACTGGATTGCCTTGCGACGAGCTTCTGTTGTTTCCGTCTCGATGTAGCCCAGAGCGTCATGTATCTCTGAGTCCAGAATGGCTTTGATTTCGTTTTCAGTCATTACACTATCCAAGAGGTGTTAAGTTTTAGAGGCTTGCTCCAGGTCGAGCCCGTGTCCATTCCTATTGCCAAGTACCGGAACGCATCGCTTCCGTGTGAACTCCAGTCGTGCAAAGGCTTGTCGAAGAATACATTACGCTTCTCGTCGTACTCTCGTCGGTAATTTCGCAGACAGTCTAAGCCCTGCTTTGTGGCTTTATTAAACCAGCATCTCGGGAGTAATCGGCGTACAGATGCGATCCCATCATCTATAGGGAGTCTAGGTACGACTGTACAGTTAAGACCGGCCTCTCGTAGCATCTCCAGCCTAGATCGGCCCGTGCCAAGTTCCCTGACCTCAACATCGTGCGGGAGGAGCATTTCACTCTTCTCCCAGTTCCTTGCCTTGAGTTCCCTGACATACCAGTCGAGACCCTGCCCGTGATTTTCAATATAGTCCATGAGCCTAATTTCTTGCCCCGCCACTTGAGCAATCCAGATCGAGGTAGAGTCCCCGACCCCCAAGTCCCACGCTGCGTAGGTTTTACAGAGGTCGTCTCTAACGATCTCGCAGAACCTACCCTGCTGCTCAAGAGTATTGAGTATCTGCCCGTAATAAGAACCTTCCACGGCTGCGTTAAACGAGCATTCAAACTCTTGGTTGTACTTGTCTTCGCCCATCTCCTTCTTCGCCGCTTCGAGTTCCGCAGCAGGGACAATGCCCGTCTGAGACGCTTTGAATTCAAGTAGAGACCAGCCATCCTCTTTCTCTGCCCGATCTCTCAGGTCTTTAAAGTGGTTCGCACCCTTTGGGGTTCCGATGAATAGCGCCCACCCTAGTCTGTCGGATAGCGCAGGTCGCACTACCTCGTTCCAGATTTTAGGGTTCATGTCACCCACTTCGTCCAGCACCACCCCGTCGAGATATATCCCTCGGAGCGAATCTGGGTTGTCTGCACCGTATAAAGAGATGCGCCTGCCGTAGAAGTCCACCCGTAGTTCGCTGATGTTCGCAGTAGCGTTTAGCGGTTGTGTGTATTTCAGCAGGTAATCCCAGGCTACTCGCTTGGCTTGGGTGTAAGTAGGTGCGATGTAGGCAAAACGAGGAGCTTCCCGTTCGCATTGCAGCGCAGCTTTAATAATTTGGTTGATTGCCGCAACAGTCTTTCCGAATCGTCTGTGCGCCACCGCAACAGAGAATCGGTGAGCATCAACTGTCTGATGGAGAGAGAGTTGCTGGTCACGAGGCTTGTAAGGGATTACGACTTCTGCCATGTAAAGTTCAACGGCTGACCATTCGCACCCGTCATCTCGTTAACTTGCGTCTCTTTCCAGCCAGCCCTAGTCTTGAGCCAGAAGATCATAGCCGTGGTGTTTCCAGACTTGGCCTGCTCATATAAAGACTTCGCAATCTGTGCGTTAGCGTCAATACGCCCGTCATCTAACTCCTGACGATAATACTTCGTGAGCGTGTCTGCGCTAATGCCTAGCTTGCTCGCTATGTCCTCATGCCGTACACCTACCGCTGCCAGAGTCTTGACTTGTAGCCTAGCCTGGTCAGTTGGTTGGTGGGGAGGACGCCCCACTCCTTCTGCCATTTTTTAACTCCGCTAAATATACTTCTGAAATGTAAAGTTTGTGCTTATTAACTAAACCTCGCAGCATTTTCTCTGCGGCTGGCTTCTGCACAAACACTGCCCCGTCTAGCGGTGAGCCATCATGTAAGTATAGGATGGCCCAGCGCTTAAACAAGTTCGGCCTTCTGGCCTGTAAAATCTTCCCAGCGCTTTACGATTACATCGCAATACTTTGGGTCTAGTTCCATCGTAAAGTTAGTTCTTCCTAACTTCTCGCAAGCAATCATTGTAGAGCCGGAACCGCCAAACAGATCAAGAACAGACCCGCCATTTCTACTTGAGTATCCGATGGCTTTTTCTACAAGTTCAATCGGCTTCATAGTCGGATGTAAGTCATTTTTTCTTGTTCTTGCTACATCCCATACATCATCTTCTGCGTACTCTTGCCCGTAAAAGTGATTTTCAAAGTACCCATACACAATGGGTTCATACTTTCTTCTAAAGTGACCGCCACCCATCGGAGACTGATTTTTGTTCCAGATGATTATGCTTTTCCAGCCTATACCAGTATTTACTAATGGAGAAAGCAATTCATCTAACGTGGAACTTGAAAAACAAATGTAATAACCTCCAACACAATAAATTTTTATTACAGACAAAATTGAAGTTATAAAGTCATTAAATTCAGACTTGCTTTTTTTGTCATTATGAATTTCATCGTGTTTTGCATTTGCACCAATATGCGGAACCAACCGACCTTCAATTGTTGTGTTTGACATTGTTCCACCAAACCCAATGTTATAAGGCGGGTCTGTAAAGACCATATCTGCCTTCTGCCCATCCATCAGCTTCTCCACCGCATCTATGCTTGTAGAGTCACCGCACATCAGCCTGTGCCGCCCTAGTTGGTAAATGTCCCCAGGCTTGGTCTTAGGCTCCTCTGGAACCTCTGGCACTTCATCTTCGTCTGTAAGCCCTTCCGTGGGCTTCACAGGGTCTAGCAGGTTCTTTAGCTCGTCTACATCAAAACCTAAAATGTCGAGCGCAAAGTTATCCGCTAAGAGTTCGTTTAACTCTATCGTGAGTAACTCGTTATCCCAGCCAGCATTCAGAGCCAGTCGGTTGTCTGCGATGATGTATGCCTTTCGCTGCGTCTCGTTCAGATGCCCCAGTCTTATACATGGGACTTCCATAAGCCCGATCTTCCTTGCAGCCATAACCCGTCCGTGGCCAGCAATGATGACATCATCCTCGCCAATGAGAACAGGGTTGTTGAATCCAAACTCTTTAATTGACGCTGCGATCTGAGCTACTTGCTCGTCTGAGTGCGTCCTCGAGTTCTTGGCATACGGAATCAGCTTTTCTATGCCGATCTTTTCAATCTGATGTGCGCCTTGCATTGAGTCCTCTAGGGTTGCTCGGAAAGGTATAGTTTACCCTTTATCGTCAAGTCTGCATATGTCTACTAAATCGTATTTGCTTGCCTTGTTTGACCATACCTCAAAGTCTGGTTTGATCTCTCGCAATTCGTAGAATTCTGTAGTCCCGAACTTCTTTATGTGATGCTCCTCTGGGTACTGCCAGATATATGCACCCTCTAGTGTGTAGTTCAGCAGCCTCTCCACTATAAATGGAGTCATAGGGAAGTTTCCCCTAGAGTACCCAGCGTCCTGATTCAGACCTGGGTGGCTGAGGTGCTTCTCCATGAATTCAAAGTATCTGTCCCACCAGTCTTTCTTTCCTAGTATGTAGGAGCAGAAAGCCATGTCCACCTGAAACTCGTTGATGTCCACCATATCCCGAGCCACCTTTATGAGCCTTGGATGGGACTGCCAACAGTTGTAGCTCACCGCAGATATAGCGGGGAACGGGTTAATAATCACCGCATCGTAGTTTCTGAGAAGTTCTCTTGCTTGGTCTTCCCATTCGTCTAACTTGGACTTGCGGTAGAACTTCCAGCTTATAAGACCGAAGTCGCCTTCAGGTCTCAGGTGCTTGAATATGTCGTACTCTAATCTCGGACACTCGATCTTCCTGGTGTCCAGATGAATTGTGTTTGGCAGCAGGTGTGCCTTTTGGTCGTCTCGGTAGTAGCTTTGAAAGATTACCAATTTTTTGCAGCTATCGCTTTGCACATGTCTAAAAATTTTTGTTGGTCATACTTGTTTTTACACATATTGACCATGCTATGAACCCACTGAACATTGTCTATTGAATAGCCTTTTTTACTATCAATCCTATCAAGGCTTGCAGTTTCTGAAAGGTAGTCTGTAGAAATGTCCCAGCCAGTTAAGGCACACTTGCCATTAAAAATAGAAAACATCTGCTCAATTGATAAGTTCCAATTGATTGATCTGCTTTTTGCAGACCTCTTAAATTTGTTGAAAAGCCTTTGTTGACTACCAACAGGTTGATTAGAGTTTAAAGACTTATCTTTAGCTGAACACGCCTTGCAACGCCAGTCATTTAAGGCACTTTGCTTTGCGTGGTCTTTCCTTGTATATGGCTGCTCCTTGCCGCACCCAGAACAAGTAGAACACCACTTACCATCAAGTCGCTTATAAATCCCAGTGTCTTGATCGTTAATGTTTCTGTAGTCCAGCTTGCAACTAGAGCAAACGCCCCTGTTGAGCATCTTTAAACAACTACTTTTCGTCGAATAGGACTGAACTTTCCCGCATAGGCAGGTAGCCACCCATCTTCCGCTATTAAGCGATATTCGTGAGTCCTGAATTGGCAACATAGGCAATCGGTAACATACCATTTAACATGATTGCCAGTATAGTCCATTTTATCTTATCCGACCACCAAGATGCGCTCATCTTGCCCTTGGCGATGTTTGCCGCATGTCTGGCCTTGAATGACTTCCTACGGGCCTTGTCTCCGGCAGATTCACCCTTTTTAGCCGGACTGCCGGAAACGCCCTGTTGACCGAATCGGATGGTCTTGACCTTGTCGCCCTCTTTAGCCACGACTACATGTGACTTAGTAGGGTGGTTCGGGGTGCGTTTGGGTCGGTTGTAGCCCTCTACCCCTATGCGCTCAAGAATCTTGGCGGCCTCTCGGACTTTCATTTCTTTGCCCTGGCTCCAGCCATGTTAGCAATCAGAGACGGGTACTTACTGCCAGACTTCTTTGCGAATGCCTTGGCAGCTTTCTTCTGGTTCGGGCTGAGTTCTTTAGGCTCACCCAATGACTTAGGGCGCTTCTTGTCCCAGACCGCTTTCACTTCTTGTACTCCGGCTTCTTTTTCATGCTCTTGGTCTCTGCAACGAACTTCTTGGCTACAGACTGAGGAACACCCAGTTTCTTAGCCATGTCTTTGTTGGCAGCAGCAGCTTGCATAAAACGGTTTTGAGCTTTGGATACGCTAGGCATCATCTTCCTCCATTGGTTCCCATGCGTCACACACACTTGACTTCTTGCACTTGAAGTCCCACATCACACAGTAGACCTCTTTGTCAGTCACGCCACACTTGTTCATGGGCATACCGTACTCGCAATTACCGCACTTCTCTTCACCCTCGGCTGGGCCGTAGGATGCTTTGAGGATAGCGATCTGCTTGTTTCCCTTGTTGACGATCTCGTCTTGAGTCGCCAGAGGACATTCCCCGTCCTCAAGGAGTCCGTCCTTTTTGACCGTCTCAGGCTCTGAACCCAAGAGGCCAATCATGATAGTCGGGCCTTTCATATGCGCTCCAAAAAAACGCCCTCACGCAGAGGGCAAAAGGGGAGGAGAAGATGGGCGCAATAGCCCACCCCGAATATAGCATTACTGTTGAACTGGCGCAAGGGTGAACACATAAATCATGCGTGGCCCGAGCTTGTTTGTGGACTCAACCTTATTCTTCATGACCTTCCCAGCCTTTACATACCTCGCAAGGCAGGCAGAGATGTAGCTGCGCTTGTAGTTCGTGATGGCCTCAATCTCAGCGCTGGTGACGGGTTTGTCGGACAGTACATCCAGAATAGTTTGGCAACTCATTTGAGACTCCAGGCATGGACTTGTTGGGCGTGATTCATGATCTCTCTGGTGACGACTTGAATCAGCGCTAGTCGGTTCTCGTCCGGTTTGGCAGCGCTAGCCGTTAGTTCTCTGAGTTCTGCTCCGAGTTGTTGTATTTTTACAACATGCAGTGCTGGATCGTTCATGCGTTTAGTTCCTTTAGTTTAGCTTCAATGGCTTTGGCAAAAGACTTGTATTGTAGTGAGTCAAATTGCTTGTAGATGTCAAACACCTCCTCATCCGTCAGCCCAACCCATTTGTCAGAAACTCGTACATTTTTTTCTGACATTTCGATGGCTTGGCGTAGGGCAAGAGCAGCCCTCAATTGAATGCTTGGGTCATCGGAATCCAAAGCCTCCAATGCTTGCTTCATTGCTGAGATGCTCATGTGTTCCTGCTCCTTAATTTTTCTTCTATGGCTTTTCCAAAAGACTTGATTCCATAATTACTCCCATGCTGATAGAGAAACTTATCGGCGTAATCGTAAATCTCCTCATCAGTCAGCCCAACCCATGCTGCCTTGCAGTTAGGGCATTCAATCTCAGGCTCCTTGCCAAACCGTTCTACCCACCACTGGCGCTGGCTTCTGTCGCCATCATAGATCAGCTTCACATCGCACTTGCAGCAGGGAATGTAGTCACTGTGTGCCATCATCACCCCTTGCTCTGATTGCGTCGGCGCACCGTTTAGCACCTTCAGCAATACGCAGTAGCCCTGGATTGCCTTGTGGCAGATAAAACGCTTCTTGGTGATAAGCCTCTTGCGCCTCTTCTAAACACACCTTCGCACACGCCTCACGCTCTGCTTGCATGAGTGCCAATGCAAACTTAATCAGGCCATCGTCCTTGAAGTTCCAGCGTCCAAAGTCGTCCTGCCATCCGTACTGGTCTGCCAGATCAAAGATTTCCTCGTCGGTCATAGCCATACCCCCATCACATTTTTAGAATACTTCTTAGCCAGTTTCACAGGGTTAGTAGGAAGGATCGTAGCGTATACCTTCCTCCAGTTTACAGTCCCAATGTCCTCGTCCCTACGGATCAACAGACCCTGGCGCTGGAGGGACAAGACCTTGGCGCTCATCGTCCGGTCTGGAGTCCCGAACTTCTTGCAGAGTTCTTTCATCGTCCGAGGTTTATAACAATAATCAAGGATTTCCTGCATTTTGCCCCCACCATAGTGTTAGACATGCGCCTTCGAGGTCTTTGTGTACTCGCTTGGTGTTCAGCGCTGCCTCCCAGCCCTGCTCGTAAGCTCGCACCAGTTCCTCGTTGGTTGGTTTGTCGTGAGCCACAGTCCACATAATTAAAGCCACCATGATCCCTACTAAGAGAGGTAGGTAGGAATATGGGCGCTGAGGCTTCCATCGGAGTTTCTCAGGAATATCACTGTCTGGTTTTCGCATCGGTTCTTCTCCACCATTTCTCGTTTGAACTCAGGGGTGCAGTCAGCACATGGGCCAAGGCTGGGAGGCTCTGTCCGAGCAGCCTCCCTCCACTCCTCAAACTGCTGCCGTGTAAAACACATGGGGTATTCCCCCTTGAATTTAGGCTTCTGCAAGGCTCTGCTTCCTTTGATCTTTAGCTGCCGTGATCTTTGAGAGTGCCTCCTGATCCCCGTTGAACTGGCGCACTGCTGCCTGGAACACTACCTGTAGGGCAGGGATAGACGGAGCCGCCAGAATCGCTTCTATGGCCTTGGCTGGGTCTTTCTTCTGCTGGACTATGGCGTTCTGTACTTCGTTGGCACTAGCGAACTCTGAGCCACCAAAGCCAGCACCTGCTAACGCACGACCGATTGCAGAGGTCTCGCAGTTCTCTAAAGCCGATGTTGAGTTGATCTGTGAGGCTTTGCGCTTTTCTTCTGCGTGGCCCGTAGAGATGGTGCGCCCAGAGTCGTCCATAATACTAGCGAGCATCACAACCTCGTCTGCGTCCCTATGCACGATTGTTGTGACTATTGACCAGTTGGGGTGCTTGTCCCGAAACTGCTGGACTCGGAGGGCGACTGTCATGTACTCCTTGCCCCGAATGTTTACGATACCCGTGTTCATTCTTCTTCTCCTTCTGTATGGTCAAGATTTGAAACGACAATTAACGACATACACTCGTAAATCTGTTCAAGGTAATATTTCCAATCAATCAAAGCATCTAGTTGTGAAGTTCTGTCCATGTTGAAAAATTCTTGGTCAAAAGCAACATGACCTTCTCCAATGTCTGAATCCCAAATTAAACGACTCATATCTTCTCCTAGAGGAACATAAACCAAATAAAGGTGACAACGAATATGGGGAACACGATTGCAAAGGCAATCCGGTCGGCAAGGGTCTCACGCATTCCATTCCTCCCGAAAGTGGTAAAGCTCGTCGTTAAGGGAGTCTAGGAACCTGTCGAATAGCTTTAGTTGGTACTCGCTGAGTGAGCTAGGTTTGTTGAGGAGTTCTGCCTTGAACTCGATCTGCTTGGCGATCATCCGCAGGTCTGTCTGGACTTGCTCGCAGCGCTCCTCCCACTCCTTCTGCTCTTGCTCTGCCTGCTGAACCATGTGTGAGTAGTCGTCGATCCAGCAATCTACTATTTCTTTCATCATCTTCTTCTCCTTAGATGGGGCCGAAGCCCCGTTAGTCATCCTCTCAAATAAATCTGGTACTCACGATTTTCGTGCGGATCGCCAGGATCAGCACCAAACTCCATCTCTACCGAACAAATGAAAATGGCCGTTGGGTTGTGCGTCTTGCGGTAGCGGCAGGGCGTGTTTGCTGCATTGATACGCATGTCAATGAAAGCGTCGTCAAAAATCTCAAATGGCTTGTCAATGCCAAACTGATGAGCAACTGTCTTAATGATCTGAACTGCTTGGGGCTTTGTTACGGGTTTCATCTTCTTCTCCTGGTTGGTTGTGTACTGCCATGAATAGAAGTATACAGACTTCAGCAGAGAAGTAAACAACTTTTTTATTTTTTTTCTTAGGACTAACCCTGTGTTGTATATTTGAGACATGAGTCCAACACAACGCAGTCTTGCGTACATAAGAGATCAGGGTATGAAGCCTTGGGTCTGTGAGTACTGGAACCACTTCGCCAGGAAGCGTGTAGACCTCTACGGGTGTATCGACATCCTGGCAATTGGTAACGGAGAGACATGGGCAGTACAGACCACCAGCACAGGCGTAGCCAGTAGGGTGAAGAAGATTCAGGAGTCTGAGTACTTCCCACTCATGCTGGAGTCAGGCTGGAGGGTCTTCGTACATGGCTGGGCCAAAAATACTAAGGGCGAGATGAAACATCGAGTTGTGGAGTTGACGAAGCCTGAGGAGAAGAATACAGTTGAGTAGTTGCGGCTAGGGTAGCTCCCGAAAGACGGTTCACCCCTTTCCCGTTTGCCGCAGCACCTTCCGAAGGGGGAAGCTGGAAAGGGGTTGTTATGCACTTTTATAAGTT